CTCATTGCGCCGCCTCCCGCTTTAGCACGTTGAGCGCGGCGAGCAAGATCGCCTCCTGCTCCGTCGCCTTGAGCGGGGCCGCGGTCAGGCGCGGCGGCTTGGCGGGTGCGCCACTCATCGCGCTGATCATCTGCTGCTCTTCCGTGCTAAAGCCACCAGAAGCCCCAGGTTGATTCCCACCTCCTACCATACCACCCGCAGCGCCAGATGCGCCCTGCGTTAGCCCTGGTAAGCCACCGGCTGAGCCTGCGCCTAACATCGGTGCCAGCATATCGGCATAATGCAAGGGCACTTCATCAAGTAGCGGTTGGAGGGCTTTTAGCTTGCCACTGAGCTTAATGGGCTTGAGGCCAAGCTCCTCGCGATTCTCATTGAGGGTGCGGGCTGGGCTGTAGCTGCCATACTCGCTCACATCCATCGCCCGATCCGCAGGGACAAGATCCTCGGCAACAAGTTTGATTTCGCGGTTGCCCAAGTTGTAGAAGGGCGCAAGTTTGTGGGTGAGGGTGTCGGCTATGTGGTTGCACATGGGCTGGATGGCATCGCGGGCCAGGGCTTGCTCGGCGGCCAGGCGGCTTTGACCGGAGGATGCTTCGTTCAGCCCCTCTGGGATTTTAAAGACCCGGCGCACCTCTTCGGCAGAGTAGCTGAGATGATCCAGTACTTGCATTTCGGCAATGCTATGCTGGATGACCTTGACATCCATTGTGCCCGCGCGGGTAATGGCGGTGCGGCTGCGCCCGCCAAACTGCTCGCGGATATCGCCCTCGATGAGCTTGAACTGGTCTTCATCCAGTTCGGGCGGTAGGCTGATCACCGCGGCGGGAATGGCGTTGTCTTCCCCGAAGTGCGTACCCAGCCAGTGCGCTTCGGCGTAGGAACTGTCTAGGTTAAGTTGCAGAGCGGTGAGCTTGCTCAACCCTTCCCACTGGCTGTAGGGGTTGTTGGTACGAAAATGGATCACATTCTCGCCAGGGAGAATGATCGAGTTGTCAAACATGTACTCGTAGTCGATTACGAGCTTGCCGGTTACCGCGCTGATGCGTAGTTTGTCGGGCCGCGGGCGAATGCGGAAGACGGGCAAGGGCCACAATTCGCTAGGCTGACCGGCCCCAGGATATTCGCTCACCACGAACCAATAGGCGTTCCCCTGTAACGGTTCTGTCCAGGGCACGTCGCCCAGCAGGAAAGAGCCGGTCATCATATCGTTCGGGTCGCGCAGCAGATCGAGCAGCGGGTGGCTGGTCAGATCCGTCCACTCGCCGCGCCCTTGCCGCGCCTTCACCGCGAAGTTGTCAAGGCTCGCCACCCGATCCGCAATGCTCAGCACCGCGCTAAAGACATGCGGGTTTGTAATCGCCAGCCGCATGTAGTGTTCTAAGTCGCCGCTGCCGATACTTCCCCCACTGCGCGCCACCGAGCGCAGGATGGCGTAGGCCGGATTCGGCGCTCTCAGGTTATTCTTGGTAGCAGAGTCCGGCGCGGCTCCCCGATTAAAAAAGGAAAGAAAGTTCTTGATAATCCCCATCGTCTACTCCTCTTTGCGTTTCACGTACAGTTATTGTACGTAGTATAGCATAAGAGTTGACGGGCGTGAATCCCCCAATTAGACAAAAGCAACGAGCGAGGCGGGGGGACGCGGGGCGAAGGTAAGGCAGAGGGCGTCGGCGCGGTCGGGGCTGCGGCCTAGCAGTTTGCGCATGTCTTTTTTCTCCATGACGCGGATGAAGCGCCCGACCTGTTCATAGGTGGGAATCAGGAGTTCTTCCAGTAGTTCATCGTCGGGAGGGAGCATCGCGCCGGGGTCGTTTTTGAGCCACTCGCGCACCGCCCACCAGAGTTGGTCGCGTAGGATCTTGAACTCCCCGTCGTCGGGCTTGACCGTGGGGCTTTCGGCGGTCTTGACCGGCACGGCGACCGATCCATAGTTTTTGACCTTGAGCCGCTTTAGCTCGCTGCGTAGGGTCGGGGCGGTGCCTGCGCCGACGCCGTTGGCATCGATGAATACGTAGCGGATATTATGGCTCAGATAATACTGCGCGGCCCGTTTCCCACTCACGGTCACATCGACCCCACCCCAGACCAGGTAAGGGGCGACATAGCCGCCATACCGCATACAGAACGCGCTGCTGTCGTCGCCCAGTTCGGCCACATCCAGACCGGCCAGCGCGGGTACGCCTTTGGGCGCTTTCTCGCCATACGTGGCTACGTACAGATCCCAGCGCGACCGTGCGGCGCTGACCCATTCCTCGCTGATGAGCTGGTTGCTGGCCTGTGCTGGGTAGCGTGCCAGCACCATATAGGAGAGGCGACCGTCCGTGATCTTGCGCACCCCGGCTGGCAGGGGTGGAAAGAAGTCGCCGGTCTTGCGGGGGGCGGTCGTGCCGACCAGGTAATCAGGCACGGTAAAACAGTGCTTGTCTTCCTGCTCACCGGGCGTGAGTTGGCGCGACCAGTTATTGATGCGCTGCACCGTCTTGTCGCGGGTGACCGCGCCCTTGATGTGTTCAATGCCGGTGATGACGTTGGGGTGATCCAGCGCGGAGAGGGTGACCACGTTGGCCTCCTGGTTCACCTCTTTGCGATAGACCGGCCCCAGGGTTGAGCGTGGGTTGAACATGACGAGCAGCCGCGCATGGCCGCCCGACATACACGACTCGATGCCGTTGTACACCTCTAGCGGCACCGCGTCGCCCTCATCCACGATGAAGAGTAAGTAGGGTGCGTGCTTGCCGGAAAAGCGCGCTTCTTTGGATTCGCTGCTGCCAGCAGAGGGAATGGTAACGCCGACCCAATACTCGTCGTCGCTGCGTTCCACGCGCAGATAGGTGATTCTGTCCCCCGCAAAGAGGCGCGGGTGGTGTGCGATCATCGAGCCGATTTCCCCCCACAGGAGATTTGTGAGGTTGGAGAGGGGCGGCGCAGCCGCGGTGAATATTTTTGCGCCGGGGTGACACTTGTAGAACCAGGCCGCAATGCGGGCCGCAATAAACGTTTTACCGGTTGCGTTGCCGGATCGGGCGATGGTTTCGGGGTAATCGCGCACCGACTCCATGATCCGCTCTAGATCCGGCGTTAGGGTGTCCCCAAGCTCGTTGCGCACGAAGCCGCACGGATCATCTTGATACTCGGTCATGATCCGCGCGCTGGCTTGGGTAAGGATCGCCCCAGCCTCCGCGGTCGCCTGCTTTATCAGTTGATCGATAGACCTTGTGCTAAGCGGCGGTAGACTGGGAGATGAGAGATCGAACAAGGTTGCGCACTTCCTCTAGGCTGACACCGGCTTGCTTTGCAGCGAGGGTGGAGACGAGCAGGTCATAAAACATATCTGGATCGACACCGGCCTGTGCCAACTCTTGCCGCCAATCCCCGACGCTGTATTTCTCTTGATCCATCTCCGCGGCCTTGCGCCCTAAGCGGCTGGCCTCTTCCACGGTGCGGCTAACATCGGCTTCGCGCCAATCGGCTGGCTCAATGATGACGGTGCGGTTGATCGTTTTTCCATCTTGCTGTAGCGTGTCTGTGGTGGTCTGGCGGAAGATGGGGGCGCGGCGCATCTGTTTGCCCCGCTCAAAAAGGTCGATAGATGCCTCCCACTCTTTGGCGCGCAGGTCTAACTGACGCTGCGTCCATAGTTCCTGCGCTGCCTTTTGCGCTTGGGTAGCGAGGTGCGTGTCGTAGGCGCGGGCGCGTTCGGCCCAGGTCAGCGCGTCGGCAAAGGCAGAGCCAGGGAGCCTGCGGCTGTACGGATCTTTGCCCTCCGCCCAGTTACGCCAGTTTCCCGGCGCGCGGAATTTCCGCCCTTTTTTGCTGCCCTGCTGTAGCCCTTTGCTCGCCCTGTAATTGCGATAGGCCATCTGTAGGTTGCGTTCGTTGGCGGGGAGGGCCAGGTAATAGGTTTGAAAATTGTAGTAGGACACGTCGGTGTCCCATACTTGGCGATCCCAGGGATTGCCGATGACTTGGCTCAAGCTATACTCCTGTGGTTCTAACCTCTATGGTCATGTCTTCATCGATGCCGTTGACGATAAGCTCGTAGATGGGCGGCTCGTCTTGCGCTTCGACCGGCGCAAAGAGGGGTGAGTACGCGCAGTACCGGCTCGAAGCGCTATAGAAGAGCGCCTCGGCGCGGATGATCAGGAAATGGGAAAAGATGCGCAGCAAAGAGATCGTCCGGTAGCGTGCGCAGCACATCGGTGCGCACCCGAAACACGCCGACGCGGTTTTCGGCAATCAGCGTGTTTTTCTCCACGCTGTCGGGTTTGGGCTTGTCAGTTAAGTGGCTCATGCGAATTTTCGTAATGCCTCTTTTAGATATCTCAGGCGAGTGACGCCTACCCCGCGGCTCGCCAGTAGCGCCTTGTCGCGCTTACCGGCAACGACCTCCTTCGCCCAGTCAAGCGGGGAGAAAGCGGTAGCCGTGGGCGAGCTGTAGACAGTTTTTACGATATCGTCGTACTTCCAATACTGGCGCAATTCACCGTACTTCGTCGCGCCGAGCAGGTGCAGGAAATGGGATTTTGTGTCCTTCTCCAGACCCAGCCCAGCCGGGACCGGGGAAAAAATTTCTGCTTGTGTCTGCGAAAATGTGAAGAGCGGATCTGTTTTGGTGATGACATGCTCGCCCAAGGCCGCTTGCAGCGCCTCTCGTAGCTGGTGCAGGGAATGCTGGCCAAAGTTCGAAACGGCGAGCAACGCCTGTGTACGCTCGTCTTCCAGCACTTCGCGTACCCATTCGAGGGGGGGAATCGGTGAGCGTACGCTGGAACCGAAAGCCAGTTCTGTTTTCCGATCCCCCCACGAGGTGAGAGCGCGGTGCAACGTGTTTTCTACGCGCGTGGACAAGGGGAGGGTTTCGATAAGATCAGAGAAAACACTGGCTTGTGCCATCGTGAGCGCGTGCCAGGCGGACTCGTCCTGTCCTTTCCACTCGATGGCGGCCTTCTTCAGAGCGGCGACATCGGCAAAGGCTAGTGCGCGGAAATAGAGCAGGGG